TCAAGGTGTTTGCACGTTGCCATTTACAGCACCAGTTTTTGTAATAATAGACCAACCTTTCAGTAACTTAGGATATACATCTTTAAGAAAATCGTTACAATTTACAGTAACAACTTCATTTCCTTTTGTCAAAATAAACATCTTTGGTTCACTTGTCAAAAACATCCACCTTTAGTTTATAATTAACTTGTACAAAATGTTTAGCAGATAATTCATTAATCATATCAACGAATTTCTGAATAGCAACAACAACAGATTCTTTAGTAAATTCTCCGAGTTCTTCACCTGATAAAGAACTAATAGCTTCTTTTGCTTCACCAATTGTTAAATCAAAGTCCACCAGTTAAATCTCCTTTGGCTTATCTTCTGGTTCACTTTCTTCATCAGATTCTCCAGCAACTTCACGTTTAAAACGTTTAAGCAATTTCTCAACATTAGAAACCCTTTCGCGTAATTTGAAATAGAGTATTACAATTACAACGAACACTAAAGTTAAGAGTAAACCAGTTTGAAAAGCTGTCCATTCTTCAAAGGTCATAAGTTCACCTACTCCTCTTTATCTTCTTCTTCCTTATTAGTCTTTCCAGTAAAAAACGATTCAATGGGTTCATCTGCTAATTGTTCAAGTAATTTCAAATGCAAATCTTCATACCCGTAACATTCTGATTTTGTATCAAATAAATCAGCAACATCTTCAAGCATAAACGTAAATGGAACAGAATCTAAACTTCCAATAACATCAGTAACAGAAACTTTAAAGTATTCTGGAACTTTTGAACTAAATGGTTGTGGAACAGGAATTAAAACACAATCTGTAATTTGTCGCAAACGAATATGTACATTCATAAATCGTTGAGAAGTATAAATTAAATCCCAATCTTCTTTTCTGCTTCTCGTATATATTTGAGCTAATAACATTTGTGCTTTAGATTGTGATATACTGGAACTAATCCATCTCCATCCCTCATCTAATAAAACTTTAGTGTTACATTTTACACGCTTAGTTAATTCAGAAATAAATAACAAATGTGCAGGATGAGATATAGCAAGATGTTCATACTTTAACGGATAGTTTGAAACTATTAAATCTCCAGATAAGAAACCTAAATGTCCTAAATGTGTTGCAGTAGCAGTTTTTCCACTACCTAAAGCACCAATAATTGCAGTTATCAACCTGTACCAATCCGTAACATCCTTTTGAGTTTAGCTGTTATACCATCATCAGAATCAGTAGTTCCTCTTGATGCTACACCAATTTGAGTAAGTTGTTTTGCACGTTTTCCTTTCCTTGCTGGTGAAAGTCTAAGAAAATCTATTACATAACTTTTTAGTAAATCTGATTCAAGCCAATTTGCATAAGCTAACGCAACAGATAAAGCGTTATGTTCTTGAGTAGATATATCAGCAAGAACTTTAGGATAACCTTCACCTAATTGTCCTATTAAGTTTGCTAATGCCTGTTCCATAACTTCAAACTTTCGTTGCATATTTTCAAATATCTTTTCATCAAATCTTTCCGATAAAGACTTTTTCGATTTTTCAGGCATTGTTTATTCACCTAAAGATAAATGGATAGAGAACACCCATTAGGAGAAAACCAATGATAACACCCATTATAATTTTCACCCAATCAGATTTTACAGCTTGAATTAAAGCCTTTGCTAATCCTTTTGCTAAAGTTCCATCAACAATATTTGATAAATCTTCTGCAGTAAACTTAGGAAGATTATAATCTTTCTTAGTAAGAACTTTCCAGCTAATAACAGTAGGATGTCCTTCAACAGCAAGAAAAGCCCTTCGTGGTCTAAATCGTTTTTGATATACTAAAGGTTCTCCTGCGTGTTTTCCTTCAGAAACTTTTGAAAACGTTAATTTCTTACTTGCACTTACTGTCCGTTCAGTTTCTTCAGCAGTAAATATTTTCAATGTATTTCCTTTTGAAACATAGAATAGTGCTGTTCCTATTCCAGCATACCTTAACAAATATACTACAATAAATAAAAGAACTGCTATTGTAGTAATTATTACTATCATAGGAATTAACCCAATACTCAATTGAGCAAGAAGAATATCCAGAAATAAATTTCCATATTGCATTTTATCATCTCCTATGTAAACGGTATAAATCCACCTATTGCTTGAAGTACTCCAAGTATTACATTCACAATTGATACAATAACATCATAAAATAATTTAGCAATAGTCATATATATTAACATCATACTTATCAATGGTTCTATTGACTGGTCATTTACAGATTTTAATAATGTAAGCAACATATGCATAAATATAACTAAAGGCAAATAAGTTGCTACATAATAAAACAACATAAATATAAAATTAATTCCACTTGAACTAATAACAAATCCAACAACAGGTTGTCCTGTAACTAATTGAATTAATATTACCACAAATGTTACAAACTCAATCCATACAACCCCAAACGTATAAAATATTGATTGCATTCCAGTTATAAAATTAATATACATTGTTGGTAATATTGTTGCATCTCCAAACATAGCAGTACTAAGGACTGTAAGAAGAGTAATTATAGTTACGTGCATTCCACCAAGAATGGCATTTAATTGTGCAAAAAATGTAGTAAATAATAAACCAAATATTACAGGAAATATTACACTTACAAATCTATCCCATACATCAACAATAAGTGTAATAATAACTCCCCAAATTTGAGAAATATCTTGTAGCCAACTATACATTGTTTGAATAGCAGTAACAATAGCAGTTAAAGGAGCACTTAAAGCAATAGCAATAGCCTGCGCAATAGGAGCTAAAGCTGCTTGTATTCCAAAAACAATTTGCATCAACCAAAACACTAACGGATTTGCCAACCACCACATACCCCCAAAACGTGGTTGCATAACACCTTCTCTTGCACCATAAAATATTTCAACTTCTTGCCATTGAATAGAAGCAGAAACAACACCACAAGCCACGCTTTCGTGTAGAATCTCTGCCCCCCAGCTATCAAAATCAACAATATCAGAAATTTCAACTATCCAATAATCTACAAATTCAGAAGAATGAGGAGAATCCTGTATATAAGCATAAGCATTTCCGTCAGATTGGTCTATCCATACAGTAAAACAAAAAGCATCTTCTCTATTAACAACTTGAGAAGTAACTATGTGAGTAACAGCCCCACTATCCTTATAGATAAAATCAAGGAAATAAACACCAGCATCCCTATACCACCAAATACCTACATATCCAGTTAAAGCATTTCCTGCTCTATCATACCACTTTATCCTAATGCCACCTTGTACTCCATTAGTCGCAACCATAGACCAATTAACAATTGTTTTATAAGCTTGAAATGGAATAACTTTTACAGTAAATTCCTCATCATCTCCTGTTGTACTTTGCCTCATCCAATATGGGTTTTCATACCATTCGGTACCAGTATTTTTACCTTTCCAATCTCGTAAACCGCTTATTACATCAAACGGTGCATCTATCCATACTATTTCTAAAGATGCATTTGCATTTAAAAAAGCTCCTCTATTAGCAACAGCACCAATATACATATTAGTAAATTTAGAAGGAACAGTATCAATAGGAAAATTATCTGTTAAAATTAGTGTTTCATTAACAGCAGAAACTTCTAACATAGCTCTTCGATAATACGTTGATATATCCCATTCAATAATTAAATAATTATCATAACTTACCCCTAAAGAACTAAAATTATAATACTGAAATGATTCTTGTGAGCTCCAATTGTAATAATTAACCCAAAGATGAGTTGAATTATGAAATACTGTAATGTTTTGAAGATTTGTTGTAGTCTGCATATACTCAAGTTCTACATAAGAGTAAGTATAATCATTATCAGAATAAATAGATTCAGAACTTGTAGATGTATGTGTAGGTTCCGTTATAGCATAATTTCGTACATAAACATCCAAGACATAAAATATTTCTTGTGCTGTCGTATAATGAGCAAAAAACCCGAATGATTCAGGATAACTCGGTGAATCAGCAGTATAATCTCTGGTTGCACTTGCAGTATGGTCATTATAATAGCAATTATCGGCAGTAGTTAATCTTATCAAAACACTATTATTTGTATAACAATCTGCTGGAGCCTCAAATAAATACTGTCCAGAAGATGAACCTCTCATACCTTTTGCTTGATTAAGTGAACCATCTCTTAATATTCCAGCCATAAACCAACTTACATTAACCCACGGAACACCAATAATCCACAACCCACGATAAATATGACAAGGATTAGCCTCATAACTATCACGTGCAGTAAACGTAATAGCTACATTAATAGGAATAGTAACTAAAGAAGTAACATAAGATGCAGATGTTGCACCACTTGGAGACTGAATAGCTAACTCATTACCAATCTCTTGTACTGAACCTCCAGTTCCAGCAACAGCAGACCATAAACTTGTATTAAGTGAATTATCTTCAAAATCATCAAACAAAAGAAAAGTAGATTCTCCATTAGAAACAGAACTAACAGAATCGTTTCCATAATAAATATAAACATCAACAGTATTAGGACTTACAGGTATTGAATCTATTTCTACCCAAAAATATGCAACAGTAGAAGCAGTATAATTATCAAGCCATATATCAAATAATGTAGTATCATCATTTTTAACAAATCTAATATCATCGAAATCAGTTTGAGAATGAGAATTCAAATAAATTTTATTTCCTGAATCTGTACCAGAACCATAACGCATTTCAAAACACATTTGATAATCAGTTTGTACACCTAATGCTGTTCCAGTTATTGTGTGAGTTTTTCGATATAGAAAACTTGTATTCCACCAAGAATACTTACTTGAATGTGTAGAATTTAAATATCTATATAAATATGAGACTTCAATTCTATCTTCATTAGATTCAATTTCAAAATATCTTGATACTCTGGAAACATCTTCTCCAACAGTAGAATAAGCTTCTACTCTAAAAGTTGAATTTTCTTCGTTCCAAGTATATGCTCCTTCTTCACTATTCCAATCATCCCAAAATATAGGATTATATTCATAAGTATCAACCCTATTTCCAATTACATTTGATTGAATTAAAAAAAGCGAAAGTAACAAAAAAAGAAGGGAAAGGATGATGAATCTCCGTTTCATCTAAAGTTTCACCATCCTATTTTATTTGCGGAACTTAGCAACTCCACCGATTAAGCCAGCTACACCAAACACAATACTAAGCGTTACTGCTAAGATAATGTAAGGCATAATCAGATTAACCATATTGACTATGTTGAAAGAGCCTGTAACTACATTTGTTCCTGAACCAGCAGCACCTTCTGCAAATTCAACAGTTGTAGCGCCCTCTACAATAAATGTTAGACTAAAGGATGCAGCCCCATTAGCGTCGGTCATTCCAGTTAAAATAACAGACTCTGAACCGCCTACAGTTACGTTAACGTGATAAGCAGTAGTAGCAGAAGCACCAGTAATTGTAAAATAACTTGGTAAATCAGTTGCAAGAGTACCCGTGCTTGGACTCATTGCTCCAGCAGCTTGCACCACCATAGGAGCAGCAAACATTAGTCCAAAAGAAACACCGACTAAAGCAAGAACAAATATGCCCTTTCTTCGTCCTAAGAAGTAACCGAGAACTGAAACTAAAAGTAATATAGGAATAATAGAAATTAATAGACTCATCAACGGAGTAAAATCAACAGCCATTTTCTTTACCTCATAGTTTTAGCAAATTCTTGTCCGCCATACCATACCAACACCATAACAAAAACTACAAGAAATATCATCAATCCTGTAAAACCTGCAAGGACTAAAATATTTTGTAATTCTGCTGGCGAAGGATTTGGTACAACCGACAT